TCAGACAGAGCATATGTTATTTATTAGGTTGCTGGCTGCTTTGTCTGTTTCTGGTATGAAGTGTGCATACGTATCAAGAGTAATTACTACTGATGAATGACCCAAACGCTTTGATACAGTTTTTATGTCTACACCCCTTGTTATGAGAATTGTAGCGTTGGTATGTCTTAAATCATGAAATCTGAACGTCGTAGCTATTTTAGGTGCAACACCCGATGCTATTAATGTCTTAGTTAATATCCTATTAGCTGTCATAGGTGATAGGGGTGTCTTTTCCTGTCCAATTCTGTGGAAGATATAGCTATCTGGTTCAGAGTGTTCGATGTCCAGTAGTAGCTTAATTAAATCTTTTCCTACAGATACAGTCCTTATAGAGTTTTTACTTTTAGGAGTAGTAGGTACGGTGTATGACCCCTTAACACTTGATATGGTTCTTGAGATGGATATAGTCCCTTTGTCTTCATTCAAATCAGAGAAGCGAAGCCCACGTAATTCTCCTTTTCTTGCACCTGTTTCTATTGCTGTTCTTATTAATTCATAGGTATAAGGATAGATAGAACTGTCTTTTAACTCATGCAGATACTTTAGATACTGTTTGACCTGTTCGATGCTTAAAGGCTGTATTGCTTCTGTCTTAAACTCACTGTCTTTCTTTATCTTTATTGTGTCTTGACATGGATTGACTACGATTAGCTTCTCCTTTCTGGCACAATTAAAGAAGTCACTGATAATTACTTTGGCTATATGTACTGTGCTGTTTTTATATTTAGACAACAGTGTGATAAACAAATCATTTAGCATAGTGGGTGTGATGTCTTTGATGGCTTTGTCTCCATATGCTTTACATAGCGTTTTTTCTAATCTACACTTTTCTGCAATAAGTGTGCTTTCTTTAATTTGTGCCCCTTTTATCTTTTCCCAGCGAGATAGGAATTGAGAGACAGTGGTGGAGGGAGACAGCGGATTGATTACTCCGATGTTTGACTTGTACTGAAACTCTTGTAACTTATGCAGTACCTCTTGCCTTGTCTTCCCTGTAAATGTTTTGGTAAGGCGTTTCTTTTTACCTGTTGCTGCATTCAATTCATAACCCGTTGTAATAATGGCTTTAAACCGTCCTTTACTGTATTCTCTTATGCTTCCAGTACCTTTTGTTGCCCGTGTGTTTACCATGCTGTTATACCTCCTTTAAAATCAAAAATACACAAAAAATTTTATGAAGTCCCATTTAAATATATTTCATTTAATTTTTTCCCCCGTACCCCCGTGAAAATCGAACGAAAAAACACCGCAATATGATAAAGCAAAAATAATAAACAGAGAAAATGATTATAAGGTACAAGGCATAATATGTAATATATTATATTATTAGTCATTATAGCACGGTAAAACCTAATAAAAAAGAAAAACCATGCTACCATATGTAGTAGCATGTCCGCTCAATTAATAATATTCTAATGTAATTCTAATATACTATCTGTACTTTATGATACACACGGTGGCGTGTAAACCGTATCGAGAGTTATCGTATGAGTTATTGTTATAGTAGTATGATTTATATGCATAACTAAATTAAAAATAATAAAATTCATCTGTAATCACTTAAAAATTAAGAATATCAACATTATCTATGATTAAATGTAATACTATCAGTACTTAATATCATTATCTTCCTTGATTGTTTCGAGTGTAGAATATAACATTAAGTCTTCTACCGTTGTCTCATGTTCAAGGGCATATAGATTAATACGGGCATGTGCTAATTTATCCATTGGAATATTGACCATTACTTCATTATTATTAATATCATTATCATTAATGTATTGTTTTAACAATGCGGTGATTAATTGCGAGAGCGGTATTCCCTTTTTTGTGCTTATTTCTTGCATTTTCTCTTTTAGTTGCTTATTGATTCTGATATGTAAATGGTCTGTTTTTGCTGTATTCATCGTATTCCCTCACTTATAAAAGAAGACTATATCACCCTATAAAATTCATCTATTTTACACGATGTGTTGACACGTGGTACAATGGGTGCAGGTAAGAGAAGACAACGTCCAATTATCAATCTTATCTATGCTCATTGAAAATAGAATACCAAACTTTATAGGGTGTGAATATAGCCACCAATTACATTATATCACACTATGTAAAGAATAGTATCTGGCTTAAATATTAAGTGACAGTTAATATTAAGAGTACTATAACCGTCGGTATAGGGACGTCAAACGTATACTAATAGTTTCTGATGACTTATAGAAACAGCGTGTACCAATCACGGCTAAAAATAAAAGCTTGAATCATATCAAGTATGTAATATGATAGGTAGTCACTAATAACTAAAAAAAAGCAAGTAAACATCAAGCATTTATCAAGTTATTATCAAATATATCAAGTTGTTATCAAGTATATTAATAGTCCCTATGTCTTATTATCAAGCATAGGGACTATTAATATTAAGTAGCGGAGGTAAAATTATGTATATCAATATTGAAAAAGTGCTAAAATTAGCAGAAATTACCTTACCACACAAGGCAGAAAAAATTCAAAAAATACAAAAAAGTTATTATTTCCCATTCGTATACAGAGACTATGCATTTGAGAATTCATACGGCGTTTATTCATGGGAAGCGGTATCAGAATCGTTTAATAATGTAGAAGATAGGGAGCAAGAAAAGCAGCTATCATGGGAAATAGTAAACATTATAGAAGATTTTTATAATTCACTACGTAGTGTGAGACGAAAAGTCAAGTAATTATCAAGTATATCAAGTCCCTATGTCTTAAACAAGCATAGGGACTTATTTATTAATCAAGTATCGGGAGGAATTTTATATATGAGTAATAACATCGTTTTTGATAAAGCAATTAGCATGATATGGGATAAACAAGGTCATACATTGGAAACCGCACCACTGAAAAATTGTCCACACGGGCAATGCGAAGTAGTAAAAATTAATAATATCGTTTTTCTTAAAAGCTACGAAACATTAGTAGCATTTTATAATGCAAGCACATATCAATTTTTTATCGGTGGTCTGTACAGCATGACTACTCGCAAGCATATAACCTATTTTTTAAGGGAATATGCAGGTATAGAAAGCTTTATCCCGTATAAAAAATACGTGGGAAAAGCACTCGTAAATTGTTGTACAAATGAAATTGAAGAAATCAAGGGGGTAGATTAATCATGATAAACACCAAATTAATATATCAACACCAAAAAAATCCGTTCTATGATGAACATCGCAAGCATAACGGGGGTGGTTATGACCAACGCTATTCAATTTATGAAGTAGAGGGCGGTTTTAGGCTTGAAATTTCCGATGACAATATAGGTGATTTCGGTGATGATTACACCGTTACACTATGGCAAGGGGAGACATTACTGGCAATGTTCTCTTTGAATGATAGACAGGGTGACTGTGATAGGGGCATGCAATCAACATTTACAACTAAAGACCAATTACAAAGGGAAATCATGGAATTTTGCGAAAAAATTCAGTTCCCTATTACTCCGATTGAATGGGAGCATTGGGACTATGTAGATGATAGAGCCTACTATTCATATTATTGAAAGAACAAGCAAGGACGGGGCAAGTCAAGGATATAAAACGGCTTGTCCCTTTACTTTAGTAGAAAGGGGAAGAACAACATGAAAATAAACACTGAATATATCAATATAGACTATTACTATCCAACATTGGCAAGAGTAGCAGAAGAAGCAGAAGAAACAGGTTTTACAATTAAACCTGATGATATTACTTTCAACTTGAATGACGTGAAAGGAGCAGGCTTGTCTTTCACATCAGAATACATAGATATTGAAACAGCTTTAGACTTCTATAGTGCAATAGGAACACAACAGGAAAAAGAAGTAGAGGAAATAAAAAACAGTAAAAAGTACAGCTATATACAAGATAACTATATATTCACAATCACAAGGGACAATTACTATGATACAGATAGCACGTCTGTATCATGCGAATACTGGGATAACTACGGAACAACATGGAACGATACAAATTATATAGAAACAGCAGAAAAGCTAAATACTATTGTCAATAAGATAAAAGACATGATTTGTGAGTATATGTTAATGCAAGTCAGAAAAACAGATGAAGAAATACCATACATCATGCAAGCTATTACATTAAAGGTAATAGAAAAACCATACTATGCAGGGGAAAGAGAAGACGGCAGGTCTGAATTTGAAGCACGGGCAGTAGATAAAACAGGAAATACATATCAAGTGACGTGGTCAGCATATGAAGACTGGGATATGGACAATGACGATGAAGAAAAGGCTTGCGAATGGAAAGAACCGTTTTATATTCAATTAAGAGAAAAAATGGTAAAATAACATCAAATATTAAAATTATCAAATTATTAAAAAGAAGAAAGGAAGAAGAAAATCATGTTTAATCTAAAATTAAATTTAAAAACAATAGAACAAGCAGACTGTGATAGAGTAAGAATAGACGGTAGGTCTGAATACACCGCAACAGCCGTAGACGAAAAAGGAAACGTCTATATAATTACATGGTTATCCTATGAAAATTGGGATACTAAAATAGACAACGGTGAAGAAGACGATGTATGCGATTGGAATACACCATACAGCATACAATTAATTGAAAAAGCAGAAGAAGAAGAAGAATAAACAAATAAGAATTAAATACAAGAAAGAGTGCATGCAAGCAATAAAAACTGTATGCACTCTTTTTATTTATTCAAAACAAGAAAGGGAGTAATTAATCATGACTACAATTACCTATGTCTTATATCAAATTATTAACGAAGACGGAAGAACAAGAAACAAACAACAAGCAAGTGTACATAGTAGACAAGACACACCCGACCTTGTCAAGTTGTACCGAAGAACAGCAAAGAAACTAAAAAGCAGACCAAGAAAAGGGACATATTACATCGTTGAATCTGGTGGGTGCTTATATCTGGAAGACAGGAAGACAGGGCAGATACTGTACTCACTTTGTCCAGTCTGCTGGTAAGATATTTATTAATATTAATATAGCTATTATTTAACAACGGGAGGAAACAAAAATGATTGAAACAGACGGTAAGCATTATGTAGTGAAATTATCAAACGGTACGTTTGCACAAGTTTTTTCAGTACCATTGGCAAATGTCCTTAATAATCTAAAACCCGATGAAGCCGATACGTTCGGAGTGTTTTTAGACAAGGTAAAAGTAAATGTAAACGAAAACACCCTGCTGTATAAAGTAATTCCACCTATCATTAACGGGGAATTAAAGCTAAATATCCTATACAGTGGGTGGGAATCGTATTTAAGGGCACTATGGAAAAAGAAGTTAGGGAAAAAGAAATATGAAACCCTTGTCTTTTTCATCAACTGGGAAAAGATGGCAGAAGAAGCAGAAACCCATTCATGTTTAGTACCTGAAGTAAGGAATGTATATAAAACAAAATACGGTATGTTAGAAGTACCTGAACGCCTGACCTACCTACTATAAACACTATAGAAAAGAGCAGATAAACCTAAACCCTTTGTCTGCTCTTTTTTTTCTGCTCCGGTTGATTAGAAAACAATTAGTAAAAGATTAGGAGGAAATTAGTATGACAGACCTACTGATGGAACAAGAACTAAAATTAGAGCAAGAGTTAAAGCAAGAAGCACGGGATAAGTGCTTAGCCGTCATGGAAGAAGCAAGACGGGAGGGAAAGACCACAAGCACACGGATAGGGCAGAAGATAGTAAACTATGGTTTTGACCTATTCTTTGATACGGTAGATGACTTTATTACAAAAGAGTTATCTCCGAAAAGAGGTGTACAGCCTAAATATCGTCCCATGCTACAGCGGTTATCAAGAGAAGTCTATAACGATAAAAAAGACTTAGTGTCCCTGCTGTGTCTATCCACAATTAGTGTGTGTGTCAATATCGTGTTTGGTGACAAGCGAATGATACTGAATACAGCAAGCGGTATGTTAGGTACAGCAGTAGAAAGAGAAGCACAAGCCCAGTGGTTCTTTAATCAAGAGCCAAGTAATGCAAAATCAGCAGAAACAGGGCTAAGACAAAGGGTAGGGGAGTATTACAAGGAATATTATCTGTTTAATAAGGCAATGAAAGAAGCAAGCACGGAACTTTTAGGTCAGATGCCTGCTTTTTCTTTACCTGAAAAGGTATTGTTAGGTGGAAAGCTTATTGAATTATTAATACAGACAACGGGCTTATTTGAACTATTTACTCCGAAACAAGATGTAGGTAAGAACGATATAACACGCCTTATCCCTACTCAAAGACTTGTCGATATATGGAACAAGAACGAAAATATCCTGCTTAATAATGTTTTCCGTTCAGCACCGATGATAGTTAAACCCGAAGACTGGACATCGTATTATGATGGTGGCTATTATGGGGAATTAAGACCACACCATAAACTGCTGCGATTAAAAGATTTACCGAGCACGTTCCATTCAAGCTATATGGCAAAGTTAAATGAAGCCGACTTAACTGATGTGTTGTCTGCGGTCAATGCGGTTCAATCAACACCATGGAAAATAGACACAAAAGTATTAGAAGTTGTAGATACAATATTTGAAAGAGGTCTACAAATTGCTGGTATTCCCGACATAAACCCATTACCTGAAATTCCTAAATTAGAGGGAGACTATACAAAAGATGAACTGAAAACTCATAAGCTTAAAATGATTCTGCGGTTAAAGAAAGAACAACGCCGTAAATCACATTACTTGCGAGCACTGGCAATAGTAAGAACAGCGAGGAAGTACAAGAAATATGAACGTATCTACTTTCCTTGCAACATGGACTTTAGGGGCAGAATCTATCCTATCCCTGTCTTCTCTTTTCAAGGAGATGACCTCACAAAAGGGCTTATCTTAATGCAAGACACACCGCCAGCAACGAACGAAAAAGCAGAATATTGGTTTAAAATAGCTGGTTGTGAGTTTTATGGCAATGATAAAATAAGCTTTGCAGACCAGATACAATGGGTAAAAGACAACGAAGACAAGATATTATCCGTTGCAAAGTGTCCATTGGGAGTAGACATGGAATTTTGGACAGAGTGTGATTGTCCGTTCCAGTTTTTAGGGTGGTGCTTTGCCTATGATGAATTAATAAAATACAAAGCTATGCATAATAATTCAAGCATTGGCTGGATATGCGGTATTCCCGTAGCTTTTGATGGGACGTGTAGCGGTTTACAACACTTCTCCGCTGCGTTGCTTGATGAAATTGGTGGTAAAGCAGTCAATCTTATTCCAGCCGATAAGCCACAAGACGTGTATGGAGTAGTAGCAGAAAAAGTAAATGAATACCTTAACTACGATTCTATCAATGGAGACAGTGATAGTTACCAGCCACGAAAAGACGGGAAAGGACAGTACCTTAAATACGGTACGAAGTCAATGGCAAGACAATGGTTAGCATACGGCGTAGATAGAAAAGTAACAAAACGCTCCGTCATGACATTAGCGTATGGAAGTAAACAGTACGGCTTTAGAGAACAAATACTTAGTGACATACTCCACCCTGCTATCGAAGACGGAAAGGGTGAAATGTTTACCGCTTCTCAAATTGCCTTAGCTTCGTATATGGCTAAACTGATATGGCAAGGTGTGTCTGATGTAGTTGTTAAAGCCGTAGAAGCAATGAAGTATTTACAAGAAATAGCAACGGTTGTAGGGAATAGCGGTTCTCCTGTAACATGGACAACGCCTATGGGATTGCCAGTACAACAAACCTATTTAGAAATGAACATGGATATATTCAGAATGCGGTTCATGAATACAGAAAAACGCTGGTACATTCCACACCTCACGGGGAATGTGGACAAGAGAAGACAGACACAAGGGATAGCACCGAACTTCATACATTCTATGGACGCTTCACATTTACAGTGGACAATAAACAGATGTAAGAGACAAGGGATAAACCACTTCTCTATGATTCATGACAGCTATGCAACAAGCCCGTCACAAGCAGATAAATTGTTTCATACAGTACGAGAAACGTTTGTAGAAATGTACACAAAACATGATGTCTTATCCGACTTTAGAGATGATGTTTGCCAGGTATTAGTGGGGGAAGAAGCAAGAAAAAACACTCCTAAACCTCCTGCTAAAGGGAAATTAAACCTCAATCAAGTATTGGAAAGCTTATACATATTCCATTGATAACCACTTAATTAATATTAAGTATAGAGTAGGTAGATAGTTGACCCTTTGTCTTCTGTCTATCTACTCTTTTTTTTTTATTGTCTGATTTGTGGTCTAAAAATAGGACATAAATTAATTGAGACACACAAGTGAGAGAAAGGGAGATAAAAGAATATTATTAGAACTATAGAAGTCTTATAGAAGTAGCATTATATAATGTATTCTTTATTGTTCTTTCTAAACAATTAAATAGTATAGAATCTTATAGTTATTAATTTATATATCATATCCTTTGTCTTAACGTACTATATCTGGGCTGTCTTCCATGCTTGAAATTTAATTGAGACACACAAGTGAAAGAAAGGAGTGTTAGAAACATGTTTGAAGATAAAGAAACATTTAACATCTATCACGAACATCTACTAAACAAAAACGTAACAAAAGTATGTTTAGAATGTGGTGCTGTCTTCCACCCGTTTAAGGAATGGGAGAAAACATCAAATTTTTGTTGTTTTGATTGTTCTATTGCTTTCTATGATAAAGAAGCAGAACAAGACACCATTACTTGTATGGTATGTCATAAGCCTATGAAAAATAGATATGAAAGGAGATGGAGATGGAATAAGATTAAGGCTTATGGCTCATATCAATTAGAGGGAAGCAGAGTTTGTAAAGAATGCACACGAAAATTGAATAAAGAAAATGGAGGTAAAAGAAACAAAACATGAGTGGATATGCTACAGATGCTGAACATTATAAAAAAGCAAGTAAACAGCCTATAGAACTGATGCATGAACTACTAACACATGAACAGTTTATAGGCTTTTTACAAGGGAACATTATTAAATACGCTCTACGAATGGGATACAAAGACGATAGAGTGAAAGAAGCAGAGAAGATAGAACAGTATGCACACTGGCTTGTCTCTATTTTAAAAGATGACAAGTTAGAAATTGAGACACACAAGTGAAAGAAAGGGGGTGTAAAACAATATGGTAGCAGTAAAGACAACAAGCAAAGTAGAAGAAGCAATTAAGACACGGAGAAAGACAAAGAAAGTAGTGGAAGCATTAGTCATTAAAAGAGGTAAGTGCAAAGTAACAGAGAATGAAATGCTTTTTAGTTTATACGGCACTACAACTATTGATGGCTGGGGTGTCTTAGATTTTGGAATCGTGGACATACCACCTGGAAAAGCCTTGTATTTAGAATCAGAATTAGCTGGCACAAATAAAGGAGTATTGATTGTACCGAAACTCTTTAATTCAGGGCAAGACGTACAATTAATCGTTCCTGTAGTTAATTTATCCAGAGATTTCCGAACCCTATACGGTGGGGAAGCATTAGTAAAAGGAATACTTGTAACCGTAGCAGAACCAAATGTAAGCATTTAATTTAATTATATTAATATTAATAAAAAAAGAAAAGGAGACCATGATTATGGCAAACACGAAAAAAGATAGACAGTTTATTAATGGAGTTACACCTAAAGGAGAATGTTACTATGCATTCCTCCGCAAGCCAGAGATGTATGAGGGCAATGAAGTAGGTTATTCTATTCAGATTAAAATGAGTGAAAAAGATTCAAAGGCGTTTGAAGACAAATTACTTACCGCCTTAGAAGATGCGAAAGACAGCTTTGATTTGAGGGCGGGTAAAAAGTGGAGCAAAGAACCGTCATACGGAAAGCATATTATGAAAGACGGCAGTGTTGTATTCAAATTTAAAGCAAAGACCGAAATGAAATCGAAGACAGGAGAAATCAAGAAGCGTACTATCCTTGTTGTAGATGCTCATAATAACCCGATTAAAGCAGAAGACTTAGGGAATGGGTCAATCGTTAAAATTGCATACGCAGCAGCACCGTACTGGATGAATAATAATGTAAACGGAATGGCTTTATATCTTCGTGGTGTACAGGTATTAAAATATATCCCGTTTGGTGGTAATACAGCAGAGGGCTTAGGCTTTGAAGTTGACGAAACAGGCTATAACAGTAAAGAAGACACCCGATTAAAAGACACCGATGACGATGATGATATGCTTGAATTTATTGAGGGAGATGAAGACAGCGACGAGGAATTTTAATCTTGCGTTGGTATAACAGACGGGGTGGCTGGAGTAAACCGATTAACAAAGAATACAGGTCAGGGCTGGAAGAAGAAATAGTCAAGGAATTAGAGACAGCAGGTATCGAGTATAGCTACGAAAAGCATTATGTAGACTATACTCTACCAGCTACAAAGCACCGTTATCTTCCAGACTTTGTACTTAGTAACGGTATTATCATTGAAGCAAAAGGGATATTTGATGTGGCAGACCGTAAAAAACATCTGGCAATTAAAGAACAGCACCCCGACCTTGACATACGGTTTGTCTTCTCTAATGCTGGTACAAAAATAAGTAAGTCCAGCAAAACTACCTATGCTATGTGGTGTGATAAAAAGGGTTTTAAGTATGCTACAAAACTCATACCAGATTCATGGCTACGGGAACGAAAGCAGGCAAAGAAAAAGCTGAAAGCGAAAGATATTTATCTACGAGAAAGGAAGTGAGAAAAGCGTGCCTAAAGTACAATTTAAAAAAAGAAAAGAAACTTTGTTCTTTTCCGTTATCAATAGGAATGAGAACGATAAAAGTTTTGAGGATATGTTTTGTGAAGCGAGACGGGAGGGTGAATTTGATGTAGAATTTCATTACCTTATTCACCGTGACGGAAAAATAGATAAAGGCAGAGACGAAGACACTATTGGTGGTAGAAGATTGCCGTCCAATGAAGTGTCTATTTTTATTGTTGTAGATGTAGACAAAGCCCACGAACGTACCGATGCACAGAAAGTAGCGGTAGTCCGTTTGCTGGATAAATTGAGAAAGAAATATCCGAAAGCAGCAGGTGTATTGACCTACGATATTTACTAATTAATCAAAGAAGAAAGGAGGAGAAGAAAGAATAAATGCAACAACAAGAGGAAAGTACACTTGAAAAAGAACATTTACCTTGTCCCGATTGTGGTTCGTCTGATGCGATGTCTCTCTATAGCGATGGACATACCTACTGCTTTTCTTGCAAACAGTATAGAGCAGAGGGCAGAGAAACGATGTTTACAGCTAAAGATGAAGACAAACCACAGCCGAAAAACACAATTAAAGAAATCGACATGTTTATAGAAAGCCTTAAAGCCCGTGGAATTAAGCAAGATACATGCAGAAAGTATGGCTATTTTAAGACACGGGTAAGAGGTGAACTGGTGCAGGTTGCTTCTTATTATGATGATGATAAAAAGTTGATAGGACAAAAGGTAAGGCAGAAAAATAAAGAGTTTTACACACTTGGCAATTCTTTCTCTAACCGCTTCTTTGGACAACACCTATGGGCTAATGGACATAGAAAGATGCTCATTATTACAGAGGGTGAAATTGATTGTTTGACTGTCTCACAAATTAATGGGAACAAATATCCCGTTGTGTCTGTCCCAAACGGTGTTACATCAGCCAGAAAAGTATTTAAAGCACAGGCAGAGTGGCTTGATTCCTTTGATAAGGTTGTTGTCTTCTTTGATATGGACGAAGCAGGCAGACAGGGAATTAAAGACATAGAGGGGCTACTGAAACCCCACAAACTCTTTATAGGTAACTTACCACTCAAAGACCCGAATGAATGTTTGTTAGCAGGGAAAGCTGATGCGGTTATTGATGCTATCTGGAATGCGAAAGAGTATACACCAGATGGAATTGTCAACGGTAAAGACTTATGGGAACGGGTATCAGAAGAAGAAATAGAAACAGGGTACGATTTGCCCTGGTCTGATATTCCGATAAATAACATGATACATGGTTTTAGAAAGGGTGAATTGGTTGTCTTGACCGCTGGTACTGGTGTTGGCAAATCTACCTTTATACGTCAAATTGCTTATGATTTTGGTGTAAAGAAAAAGCTGAAAATAGGTATGCTCATGCTGGAAGAAAATGTAAAACGGACAGCACGTGGCTTGATGTCTGTACATGTAGGGAAACGTTTATATATGGACAGACACGCTATTGATGAAAAAGCCTATCAAAAAGCGTTTGATGAGACATTGGGTACAGGACGCTATGTGATGTACGAACACTTTGGCTCATTAGATGGCGATAATCTCGTGAATAAAATACGGTACATGGCAATAGCAGAGGAATGTGATTTTATCATACTTGACCATATATCCATTGCAATATCTGGATTGTCTGGCGATAACGAGCGTAAGATGATTGATATGCTCATGACACAACTTCGCTCATTGGCTGAAGAAACTGGTGTAGGATTGCTGATTATCTCACATCTTAGAAGGGCAACGGGTAGAGAGAGCACACCTTTTGAAGAGGGTGGAACAACATCACTGTCCCAGCTTCGTGGTTCTGGTGCTATTGGACAGTTAGCTGATACTGTTATTGGCTTAGAAAGGAATCAACAAGCAGAGGGAAAAGCAAAGAATCTTGTCAAACTCCGTGTCCTTAAATGCAGATGGACAGGGGAGACAGGAATTGCAGGACACCTATTCTACGATAAAGACAAAGATAATTTAATAGGAGCACCGAAACTAAAAGACATAATCGAAGAAGACATAGAGGAGGGAGAGTACATTGCTGATTTTTGATATAGAAACAGATGGATTGTTTGATACGATGTCTACCCTCCATTGTCTTTCTATCTATGATGGGGAGAAAATGACAGGGTATAAGCAGGCTGAATGTATTGATGGTGTGAAACGGTTACAGCATGCCCTTGATACAGGGGAAGAAATAATTGGACATAACATCATATCGTTTGACCTTAAAGCCTTGTCTATCCTTTATCCTTGGTTCAAAGTATCACGGGAACAAAGACACCTGGTAATTGATACACTTGTCCTTTCCCGTCTTTTGTGTCCAGATTTAAAAGCATCTGATTTTGGTTTATTTAAAAAAGGTGCGTTACCTGGTGAATGTATTGGCTCACATACCCTTGAAGCATGGGGCTATAGACTTGGTGAAAGAAAAGGTACATATGCTAAAGAGACAGAACATGCATGGGATAAGTACAATGACGATATGCTCACTTATAATAAGCAGGACGTAAAGGTAACTACTCTATTGTATCAACACCTACTGTCTTTAAATCATAGTCAAACCGCAATGACCTTAGAGCATGAGATACAGTGGTTGATGGTAAAGCAAGAAGACAATGGCTTCCCGTTCGATGTAGACAAAGCCAGTGAATTAGAGCGAGAACTACGAAAAAGAGAAGCTGTATTATCCAGTCAACTCATGAAGATTGCACCGCCGATTCCAGATAAAGTGTTTGTACCTAAAAGGGATAATAAACGTCTTGGATATAAAAAAGGCGTACCGATTCAAAGGTATAAAGACTTCAACCCTGGCTCACGACAACAGATACTATGGCTATTGACTAACTATTATCACTACACACCAGAGGTCACGAGTGAAGACGGGAAGATTAAAGTAGACGAGGAGACATTTCAGTTTATTTCTACCGACCCGAAAGCACCAGAAGAAGTACAGAAACTTGCATTGACCCTAACTGAATATCTGATGATTATAAAGCGTTTAGGACAATTAGCAGCTGGCAAACAGGCGTGGGTAAAAGCAGTACAGGCTGATGGTAAAATTCATGGACGTGTCAATCCTTGCGGTGCTGTAAGTGGTAGAGCGACACATTCCAGTCCTAATATTGCACAAGTCCCACACAACGGAGCACCTTATGGCAAAGATTGTCGTAGTTTGTTCCATGTACCAGATGGTTGGTGGCAGGCTGGTATTGATGCTTGTGGTCTGGAACTCCGTTGTCTTGCTCATTACCTTGCACCTTATGATGATGGACACTATGCAGATGTTGTTGTCAATGGTGATATACATACCTTGAATCAAAAGGCAGCTGGTCTTAATAAACGAGATGAAGCAAAGACATTTATTTATGCATTCCTTTAACAACATAGAGGAATTAAAAGTCATTGAAAACGGTGAAACTCCTAAAGATAGGACAATACCGTGCTAAGTTAAATAGGAGAATACATGACAAAAGACGAATACAGAGACAAAGTAATTAGGAGTATAAACAAACCTAAAAGCCAACAAACGGCTAAAGCAACTAAATATCCACAACAGCATTTCAACGAAAAGGAATGTAAGTTGTGTAAGAAGTTGTTTGTTCCTAAAGCACCGTCTGAACTATATTGTAGTGATTATTGTAAAGACTATGGTGTAACAAACGCTTATTATGAACGTGTTTATGGTATAACGATAGAAGAATATCTAACACTGGCAGAACAACAGGGCTTTAAATGTGCTATATGTAAAAAAGAAAACTTTGCTATGGCAGAACATCATTCTGGTTGTCTTGTTGTAGACCATGACCATAGAACAGGACAGATACGTGGCTTACTTTGTCATAATTGTAATCGTGCTATTGGGCTGTTAAAAGATAAAGAACAATTTATTTTATCAGCGTATGCCTATTTAAAAAGTGTAACGACTATTCCGAAAGGAAGTACACCTAAGCAGGTGGAAGCGGTGACTGCTGGTTTAAAACACCAGTAATGAGATAGTCTATTCTATGCAGTAATGTATAGCAGTTCATAAGAGAACGGGCAAAGAAGTAGCGAACTTTGTCGAATGTAAAGTACGGAGCAGGGGACAAAAAGATAGGTGATATTGTAGGCGGAGATGAAGCAGAGGGAAAGCATATAAAGAAAAAGTTTTTGAAGAAGACACCAGCTATCCAGTCTCTACGGCGTGCTATCCATAGAGTATTGGTGGCTAAAGAACGATATGGCAAAGTAATTAAGTGGAGAAGAAAATATCTGAAAGGCTTAGACGGCAGACATCTTGCTGTACGGGCTGAACACTCCGCTCTTAATTTACTGTTGCAGGCTGCTGGTGCTATTGTTTGTAAGAAGTGGCTTGTCTTAACAGAGGAGCGGTTAATCAAACGTGGGCTAAGACATGGGTGGGACGGTGACTTTGCACTTATGGCTTGGGTACACGATGAACAACAGATAGCATGCAGAACAAAAGAAATAGCAGACATAGTAGTAGAAGAAGCACAGCAGGCAATGCGAGACACAGCTTCTTTTTTTAATTTCCGCTGCCAACTGGATACAGAGGGTATCGTTGGTAAAAACTGGTGTGATTGTCATTAATATTAAGTAGAAAAGGAGAAGATACAAATGAGTAGTAAATTTAAAGTAGGAGACCGTGTAGAAGTTATTGGTGTAAACAAGAGCGACCCTTTAACTGGTAACGAATATATAAAAGATGGAATGTTTGGCACTATTATTGTTATAGAAAATAGTGAACCTAATATAGGGGTAGAGTTTGATGATTATATCAAAGGGCATAATGCAGATGGAAAGGGAAAGAAAGGTTATTGTTGGTTTTTGTATACGGAGAATTTAAAAAAGGTAGAAAAGGAGAACATACAAAGGAGTGATTTTAAAGTAGGAGACCGTGTAGAAGTTATTGGTATAGGAAGTTTGGTTAATAAGGCAGAAATAAAAGTGGGAATGCTTGGCACTATTATTTTTATAGGGGGTGGTGACCCTAAGATAGGTGTTCAGTTTGATGAGTATATAGGGGGAAATAATGCAGGGGGAAAGGGAAAGAAAGGTTTTTGTTGGTTTATGTTTGAGCAGAGCCTAAAAAAGGTTGAGAAAAAAGAGGAATTAGAACAGGTTTGTCTTACCCTTGAAAAGGCAATGAACCGACTTTATGAGATTGCTGATTCTTATACATTGAAACAGTCGGCTAATGGAATTATTAATATATTGCAGAGAAAGTCCGTAGACAGATTAGAGTTAAACAGATTTAAGAAAGCATTGGAGGATAAGTAGAATGAAGACATGTAAAGAAATGTTACTTGATGAAGACAAAAGCTATGAAGACAGAAAAGAGATGTACACTGATTTAACCACTATTGAAAGATATGCCAGTTGGTTATTTAGTTGTGCTGAAACCGCAGAAGAAACTATAGCATTGTATGATACCGTACTCAATTTAATAGCTGTTCAAAGACTGAAAAGATATGCAGAGATTAAAGAACAAAGGGAGCGAGACAAAGCAGGAATGGTAGACTTTGAAAAGGTTATTGAACAGAATGAAGAAGCACTTATATCTACTTATAAAGATTTAGCGACTGTATCTTCTACTCCAGTTTTAGCGGGGAGGTAAAAATATGGAGGAGCAGATACAAAATAAACAACAACCGCTGCTTCTTATCATTGATGGCGATATTCTTGTCTACAAATCATGTGCCAGCGTAGAAGTCCCTATAAACTGGTATGGTGATTTGTGGACATTACACGCCGATGCAGCTGAAGCAATTATCTCTTTTGAGGATAGAATGTATGATATTGTGAGTGATGTATTACTGAAGTTAGAATATGTAGGAGAGTATAAAATCAAAGTATGCTTTTCACACGACATCAATTTCAGAAAACAGATACTCTATACATACAAGCAAAACAGAGAGGGGAAAAGAAAGCCGATATGTTACACCGCAGTCAAAGAATGGGTAATAGAGCACTATGATACGGTGTGTCTACCCCGTTTAGAAGCCGATGATGTTTGTAGCATATTAGCAACAACCCCAGAGAATGAGGGACACAGTGTAGTTGTTTCTGGTGATAAAGACTTCCGTTCTATTCCTGGTATGTTTTATAACTTTTTAACTCGTACCATATCAAACACAACAGAAGCTGAAGCGGACATGTTCCACTTGATGCAAACGTTGATGGGAGACAGAGCAGACAATTATTCTGGTTGTCCTGGTATAGGTGAAAAGAAAGCAAAGCAAATGTTAGAAGACAGTGCGACATGGGAGACCGTAGTCAAAGCATTTAAGAAGCAGGGGCTGTCTGAACTTGATGCTTTACAACAGGCACGAGTAGCATATATACTTAGAGCAAAAGACATAGGTGATATTGATAAGTTGGAGAAAGAGGGAATAAGACTGTGGACACCAGCATAAAAGAGGTAATAATCACTATTGTTGTATACGTTCTTTGTTTTCTGACAAGTCCATATAGCCCAATAGGGATGAAAGGTTTTATAGTAACCCAGGGTCTTGTTTTAGGCTTTATCTTACTTTTGGGGATAGAAGAGTTTTTTGAAAATTTTTTATCTAATATTAAAATTGGTATCTTTTTTTGTTTTATGCTAAATATTATGGGGCTAATTCTTGGTGTTCCAAAGTAATTGAGACAGATATATAACAAAAGCTAATTGAGACACACAAGTGAAAGTAAGAGTAATAAAAGATATATTAGAGTATTCTATTAGCCTTTAAAGGAGGTAGGACAAAATACAAACATGACATTACAACTGAATACTATCTTAGGAATTGATACTGAAGATAGAGACCCAGACATACCGTATGTAAGCTACGAACTTATTGCATATCTACGTAAACAGTTTGGACTTACCTATCTTCTTTCAAAGGAAATGAATTGTAGTGAACCGATGCGTCTTGGATACATAAAAGGTGTCCAGGACGTTTTTGATTGTTTGGATAACTGTATAGCCAGACAAGAGCGTGGAAAGGAGGAAGAACCCTAAAAATGTGCTGGTTTAAATTACCTAAAGTAGAGGGCTTAGCTGGAAAACTTAGAGCGACAGACATGCAAAGAACAGCAGCACAAGAAGCCCAGAAACCAGATGCACCCGTCTTTGGTGGTACAAGAAGTTGGGAAGTTGCATCAAAGAAAAGAGGGGTGTCTGCACTCCGAATTAATACAGACAGAACAACACCCACTGAAAAGTCTATCAATTCACTAAAGAAAGACAAAGCAACAGGGGTGAACCGCTATTATAACAGCGGTCTTTTTTAAAATTTAATTAAACAGAATAGGAGACAAATACAATATGAGTTTATGGACAAAGTTTAGAGATGCAGTAACTGCACCGTTTAGAGCAGTATCTAACATTGTAGCAGGCGGTTTATTAGGTGGTAGTAGGCGTGCCCCAGAAATTAAAATAACAAACCCCACACCTGCACCTGCTGTAGCTGCACCAGAGCCGACAGTAGGACAAGAAGCTACAGACCTTGTGGCTAAGAAAAAGAGAGTAGGAAAAAAAGGCAAACGTTCACTCATGATAGACACAGGTGCTAATTCATCGTCTGGTGGTTCTACAGGTACAGGATTGAATTTATGATAACGAGGTGGAATAAACAGAGTGAATGACATAGACATTACTAAAAATAGGGAAGAAACAGCAAAGAGTGCCTATGAACGAATGACAGCAGAACGAAACCCTTATATAACGAGAGCCGAAGACTGTGCTGTCTATACCATACCGTCACTCTTTCCACGAAGCGGTTCTAATGCTTCTTCTACATTCAGTACACCTTATCAGAGTTTTGGTGCGAGGGCTGTAAATAATCTGACATCTAAATTGTCATTAGCTATCATGCCCCCTAATGCACCGTTCTTTATGCTCAATGCTGGTAAAGACGTAAAGAAAGAGTTAGAAAACAGACCCGAAGATGCAGCAGAAATACAGCAGAACTTAATGCGTATCGAAAACATTATCATGAAATATGTAGAGACACACCAGATACGTGTTACTATTTCCGAAGCTATTAAACTGTTAATTGTGTCTGGTAACGACTGTCTTTATTTACCGCCAGTTGAGGGTGGAATCAAACTGTACAGACTGAATAACTATGTAGTGAAACGAGACGCTTTAGGAAATTGGATACGGCTTATTACCGTAGACAGAATCTCATGGGCTGCTTTACCCGAAGATGTTAAGACAATGGTAGCTAAGGCTGGAAATGAAGAACATAAAGCCGAAGATGAAATTGAAATATATACCGATGTGCAGCTGGTTAATGGAGAATATCAATCATACCAGGAATGCGAGGGTGAAATTATACAGGGAACGGAAGCACATTATCCGAAAGACCGTTCTCCGTGGATACCGCTTCGTATGGTAAAAATGGACGGTGAATCGTATGGTCGTTCTTTTGTTGAAGAATACTTAGGCGATATACGTTCACTGGAAAACTTATCAAAAGCTATTGTAGAACTAAGTGCTATTTGTGCTTCTGTCTATTTCCTTGTCAATCCTAATGGAATAACGAGGGTAGCAAAACTATCAAAAGCAGCTAACGGTTCTTTTGTGTCTGGTAGAAAAGAAGACATAACTGTCTTGCAACTTGATAAATATAATGATTTGTCCGTTGCCAGGTCTACAGCACAAGACATAGAAACCCGTTTGTCTTATGCATTCTTATTAAACAGTGCAGTACAAAGAAACGGAGAACGAGTAACAGCCGAAGAAATACGTTATGTTGCTGGCGAATTAGAAGACACACTTGGCGGTATTTATTCCATTTTAGCCCAGGAATTACAGTTACCATTAGTAAAGAGACTATTAGCACAGCTTGAAAGTACAGGGGAAATTCCTCCGCTTCCAGAAGAATTAGTAGAGCCAGAAGTCACAACAGGCGTAGAAGCTTTAGGACGTGGACATGACTTAAATAAGTTGACACAATTCTTAGCATTACAACAGCAGAACCCCGAAGCAGCTGGTGTTATTAAATGGCGTAATGTATGTCTGATGGAAGCTACGGCACTTGGAATTGATACAGAAGAATTAATTAAATCTGATGAAGAATTACAAGCTGAACAGCAACAACAGACAATGATGGCAATGGCTAATAGGGCTGCACCACAACTTGCTAAAGGAATGGTAGACAACCCACAAGCCGTAGGTGAAGCAATGGAAGAAGCACAGTAATATAGAGAAAGAAATGAGGAAAAGAACAAATGGCAGAAAATGATGTAAATAATCAGACACCAGGTACTGAATCTCCGTATGGGGAAAATGCTGTAACTGGTAGTGCTGAAGATGTATTAAAAGATAGAGACGTGTCTATTACTACCACAGACACCCAGAAAGTTACAATTCCAACTGAAGAAGATGTAGACGATAAGGGTGATGGTGATAAAGATGATAAAGACACGGAAGACAAACAGGCTGAAGACAAGGCTGATAATAAAGACGAAGACACAGCTGAAAGTGAAGATTCTGAATTACAGACAGAGGTAAATAAAGTTACTGATGCTGCTAATGACCTTAGAAAAGACCTTACTACAAAAGGGATTGACTTTGATGCAATAGCAGAGGAATTTAGCAACAACGGAGACTTTACACCAGAAACCAGAGCAGCATTAGAAAAGGCAGGCTATCCGCAAACAGTGGTAGATGCTTTCTTGTCTGGTTTACAAGCTACAGCAGATAAGATTGTAACTACTATCTTTTCTTATTGTGGTGGGGAAGATGAATACAATAAGATGGCACAGTATATTAAAGCCCAGGGTGAAGACACAGTAGCACAATTTAACCGTGTTCTTGAATCAGGGGACGTGGAACAAATGAAGCTTGCTATTGATGGTTTTAAAGCCAGAATGGGAGCAAGAACAGGTGTAGCAGGTCGTTCTGTATTAGGTGGGAACGGTACAGGTGGAAATGCACAGGCAGGTTTTTCCAGTAAAAGCGATATGGTAAAAGCTATGTCTGACCCACGTTATGGCAGAGACCCGTCTTATACGAAAGACATACAGAAGAAGACAATGAATAGTAGCTTCTTTTAATAACTAACAAAATAAAAGGGGATAACCACAATAAAAGAACAACAGCTTATCATACCTATGCTGGCTCTTTTTCAAAACTTGTTCATATTAAATAAATTCGATATATATAGAAAGGAAGTGAATTTCTCCTACACTTTATAATGATATGCAACATATTGTGCCGACAAAAGAGAGAAAGATTGGTATGGGCTGTCTTTACACAACGTATCCATTATATTTTGTTTGTTTATACTTAATATTAATATTATATTTCTTAACGAAAGGTAGATGATTTATTTAGAATGGCTGATGTAACTATTGCAAACATTGGTTTAAATGAGGGCGGTTCTGACAGTCTTGCCCGTTTTCTGAAAGTATTTGCAGGTGAGACTATTACCGCTTTTGAACGTGCTTCTGTCACAAATGGCAGACACATTGTACGTACCATTGAATCTGGTAAATCTGCTCAATTCCCGACTTTTGGACGGGCAACAGCAGCTTACCTTAAATCTGGTAAGTCGTTAGATGATTTGAGACAGAACATTCCTGGTGGAGAGAAAATCATTCAGATTGACGGACTGCTTACAACGTCCCAGCTTATTTCTGATATTGATGAAGCACTGTCTCATTTTGATGTGCGTGGCGAATATTCCCGTCAGATGGGTGAAGCATTAGCACAGGCAGCAGACGGAGCAGTATTAGCTGAAGCTGCTAAGATGGTTGTAGCTGGAAAAGAAAATCTGGCTGGTTTAGGAAAAGGCGAAATCATTAAGAAAACGCTGACCCGTGGTATTACTGAAGAAATGGGTAAAGCTATTGTTCAGATGTTGCTTGAAATCAAAGCTAAAATGTCCCAGAACTATGTACCGAACGCTGACCGTTATGTATATATGCTTCCAGAGGGTGTCGCAGCTTTGACCATGTCTTTAATTGCTATCAATAAAGAATATGGTGCTGTAGCGACTATTACTGAAGCTAATGTACTTCGTGTAGCTGGCTTTGATATTGTTGAATGTCCGCACCTTACAGCAGGTGGAGCAGCTAAGAATGAGGGTGTACTTCAGGGTGATGGACACGTATTCCCAGCTTCGTTGGCTAAGGACTGCATGTTTATTGCTATGCACCGTTCTGCTGTAGGTACTGTTAAACTGAAAGACCTTGCCCTTGAAAGAGCAAGACGAGCAGAATACCAGGCAGATATGCTTGTTGCTTCCTATGCAATGGGACATGGTGGTTTGAGACCCGAAGCATGCTATATTGGTTCTGTTTCTGGTTCTTAATCCAGACAACCAACAACCTAAGTAATTAAAGAGAAAGAGGAGAAGTGCCGTGTCTTCTCCTCTTTTTTTATAGGGGCACTTGTTGTAATTGAAGCATACCAACTTATCATACCTCCCGTGCGTTGGTGGTATAGGTGCAATTCCTATAGTGTCCACAACAATTAAAAACACACACACATATACAAATAGACATAGGAAAGGAGCAAACAATAAATGACTATCACACCAATGACAGAATTAGAAGCTGTCAATATTATTCTGGCAAGTATAGGTGAATCTCCAGTAAATAGTATTGAAAACCCGACAAACGTAGATGTTATAAATGCTATCCGTATTCTTAGAAACATTAACAGAAGAATACAAAGTAAAGGCTGGACATTTAATACTATCGAATCTTATACAATGACACCAGACAAGAACAACCATAAAATATATTGGTCTCCACATCTTCTTTATATCGAAGCAAAAGACGGTACAAAGTATACAAAGAGTGGTGAGTATCTTTATAACTTTACAGAACAGACATTTTACTTTACACACCCTATTGAAGTACAAGCTATTTTCTTTGTTGATTTTGATGATATGCCAGACCCGATGAGAAATTATATTTGTTCTAAATCAGCTAAGACATTTCAATCCCGTTATTTAGGTGATGCTTCGTTGGCTGAAGAATTAGAACGAGACGAACAGGAAGCATGGGTAGCATTACAAGAATATGAATTAGACAGAAATGATTTTAGTCTGCTTAACTTCCCAGCCGTGTCTACTATCACAATGAGGGGGAATTAATACATATGGCACATTTATACAGCCAGGTCATAAAGAACATTGTATCTGGTATAAGTCAACAGCCAGACATTCTACGGTTACCAGAACAATTAGAAGAACAGGTAAATGGTGTGTCTACCGAAGTAGGTGGTTTACAGAAAAGACCCCCTACTCTACATGTAGCCAATTTATTTTCTATAGGTAAGCAAGCTGCCTATAAACCTCTTGTCCATGTAGTCAAACGAGATGAAGAAGAAAAATATATCATGATATTTGATGGCAATGGTAGTCTTCATATCTTTGATGAAGCTGGTAAAGAGCACCGTGTAAATAAAGACAACCCCTCTACAGCATATATAAGTGGAATTGATGCACGAAAGCACTTAAAAGTAATTACTATTGCTGACTACACTTTCATTGTCAACACGAAAAAGACAGTACGAATGAAAAGCCATTTATGGGACAACGGAAGATGGAACGGTGTACAGGGTGCATTGTTCAATGTAAAGAGCGGACAATATGGACGTAAATATGCTTGCATTATTAATGATGTAACAGTTGCTACATATGAAACACCAGCAGGCGAGAAACCCGAAGACAGTAAGAAAATAGACGTTAATAACATAGCACAAGAATTAGCTAACAGTGCTACGGCTAAGGGCTGGAAAGCGGAGACAGGGGATAGCTGGGTATATTTAACAAAGCCAGGAACACTCATACAGAAAGTAGCTATCAGAGACGGTTTTAACGGACTGGCTATGATAGGTATTTACAAAGCAGTACAGAACTTTAATAGCTTACCACGCACTGCACCCGATAATTTTACAGTACAAGTGAAAGGTGCGTCTGAAGTGGCTGATGATTATTATGTCCGCTACGATGGTACAGACCAGCTTTGGAAAGAATATGTAAGACCAGGGACACCAACAGAAATAGATGAATCGACAATGCCACATGCACTGATACGAAATAGTGATTATTCCTTTACTCTGAAGCCTATAGACTGGAGTGAAAGACATGTAGGTGATGTTGATTCTAACCCAGACCCCTCATTTATAGGAGCAACTATTAATGATATATTCTTTTATCGAAACAGATTAGGGCTTATATCTGGTGAAAACGTTATCTTATCGAGGAGTGCTGACTTCTTTAATTTCTGGTTTGCTTCCGTAGTAGACATGCAAGATACAGACCCGATTGATGTAGCCGTGTCTCATAATGCTGTGTCTATCTTGCGACATGCTGTACCGTTTGATGAAGAATTATTACTGTTTAGCAATGATACACAATTTGTATTAAAAGCTGATGGTATCTTATCTCCTAAAAACTGTACCATAGCCGAAAGTACTGAATTTACCTGCAACCCATATGTAAGACCAGTAGGAGCAGGACGGCGTGTATACTTCCCTACAGAAAGAGCAGAGTATACCACCATTAAGGAATACTACACAATGGAAGATACATTAGGCTTGAAAGATGCACAGGACATAACTTCACATGTACCGTCATACATTAATAACGGTGTATATACCATTGTCTCCTCCAACACAGAGAACGTATTGCTTTTCTTTACATCAGGGAAAGAAGACACACTCTTTGTCTATAAATACTTGTTTATTGATAATAGCCGTCTTCAGTCTTCATGGTCTCACTGGCAATTTAAAGAAGCAAAGGTATTAGGTGGTGGCTTTATTAATTCTATGCTGTACCTGGTAATGAATAGACAGGGGCAAATAACTCTTGAAACTATGTCTTTTACCTACAATACAAAAGACTTTGAAGCCTATGAACCATACCGTGTATATCTTGATAGAAAGGTGCTTTTACCAGCTATACCTAATTCTGCTTATGATAAAGATAAAGACAGAACAAAGATAGACATGCAAGCGGGTTATGGTACAGCATTGAACCCACACGTTCAATATGGACTTGTAGACCACAAAGGCTTTTTCCGTTACTACAATGTATCAGAAATGGAAAGTAGCAGATATGTCTATATCCATGGTAACTTAGTGGGGGAAAGGCTTGTAGTAGGTGAATTATACGAATTTAAAGCTACATTCTCCCATATCATTATCCGTAAGGCAGATGAAAAAGGAGTAACAGCTTATCCAGAGGGACGATTGCAACTTCGTAATTTCTGGTTGAATTTTGAAAAATCAGGTTATTTTAAAGTTAGAGTTAGCAGCAAAGATAAAGAAAGCTATGAGTATGAAATGACAGCCCGTTTGTTAGGTAGTGTTAAAAATAAGATAGGTGAAATGGCACTGGAAACAGGACAATTTAAATTCCCAGTACAGTCACTTAATACTAACTGTCAAATTCAGGTTGTTACTAAAATGCCGATGCCTATAGCTTTAATTGGTGCTGGTTGGGAGGGTGTTTATTATAGACGGTCTGCACGAATTTAAATATAAAGAGTGGCACTTTGAACAGGCTACACCAGAAAGATTATTACAATTAGAAGACCAGATACGGGATAAAGACAAAGAGGAAGCAATGGCACTTACAGGATATAAGACATTCCATGAGTGCATGCTGGCTCTTATTAATACGAGTGACACCGTACCTATTTATCTTCTTAAACGTGGTAAAGATGTGGTGGGGATAGGGGGTGTCTGTGGTAATGGTGTTGTCTGGTTAGTATTAACTAAGCAAGAGAAATACCATACCTTAGGCTTTCTTCAATTCTCAAAGCGGTTTTTACCTAAATTGATTGAAGCGTACGGACATGTCACTAACATTGTCTGGACTAAAAACACAAAACACGTGAAATACCTGGACTGGTTGGGTGCGGAATGGAAAGACATCAGCCCAGGTTTTTCTATTTTTTATATACGAAGAAAGGAAAGATGATATATGTGCTGGCAAGTATATGCTGCTGTAGGTATGAAAGCACTGGGCTTATGGCAAGAAAATAAAGCCAGAGCACAGGTCGCATCTTCACAAGCCGAAGATGCAACATTATCCATGAACTATCAACTCATGAATTATGAACAAGCAAGAGCCGATGCCTATGATGAAGTAGTGGGTGAAATTATCAAAACAAGACAAAACTCAATGCAACTTAATTCACAGGTAAATGCTGCTGTAGCTGAAGAAATGGCAGGCGGTGGACGTACAGCAGACCAGATACGAAGAAGTGCAGCAGGTGATACAGCCCGTACTGTCTTCTCCATACAAGATAATTACCGAAGAAAGAGCAATGAAATAGACCTAAATAAATATGCACTTTATAAGCAG